ATCAAATATTTTCTTCATATCTCATCACCTTTATATCCCTTCATAAAGTAGTCTTTAGCTACGTTTTGACATACTTCAAATTCAGTTTTAGTTAGTCCAGTACCGAACCAAACAATATCTGATTTAAGTTTTTCATCTAACTTGCTATTAGAAGAATTATAAAACTGAAGAAAAGTTTTAACTAAAGCTAATTTCTGATCTTTTTTATCAAGTACTTCTTCAGGTGGTATTGGTCTTACTGAGTGAACTTCAACAGAAAGAGTTAAATAAGGTGGTAACTTTCTAATGAAGTTATCTTCATCTAAATCAATGTGAACTACTCTCTCAGGATCAAGTAATTTTTGTTGAAATTTCTTTTCATATTCTCTTTTTACATTTAATAAATCACAGTCTTGCTCTATGTAAACAAAATCTGTTTTTTTATCGTAGTAAGAAAATTCAGAAATTTGACATATACCCATATTAAGTTCTTTCACTAATTTAGAGGGCATTTCTAACCAGCCATGAGCAGGGTCAGAATAGAATTTAAAGATATGATCTTTAGGGTTAGCGTATGGATTCATGATTAATACTCACATTCAAGAATTTTTCTAAGCATAACTTCATCATTCAAAAGGTATGCTTTGCGAATACCTTGATTTTCATAGTATTCATGAGGATCAATCAAATATTCTCCCATAATTGATTGAAAATATAATTCATTCATGGGTTGCCCATTATTTGGGATAATTTCTTTCCCATTCATGGGTTGCCCATTCATAGGATTCTGACTTTGAGTTTTAGTCATCAGTTTATGTAAGTGTTCATAAGTTACTATATACGAAGTTTACGGATTAAGCAATAAAAAAAAGAGAGTTATTTTTTTAACTCTCTTTCAGCTTCAATAATTATTTTTTTAAAGGCTTGTTTCTGTTCTCTTGTCCATTCATCAACCTTTAAATCTTTGCAAAGTTCAAAAGTTATTTGATCGGCTATTTTTGTTAAATAGTCTTTTCTTTCTTGAGATAATGACATTTTAATTATTAACCCCCAAAATAGAAACAATTACAAAACCAATTAAGGGCATCTTGTTGATTTTGGTTGACTTCCCAAATATCATTTAAATCTGTCCAAGGTGTTCCCCAGTCTTGAAACTGTAATTTTGGATTTACTGGGCCGTAGTTGTCCAATTCTCCAATAATTCGCAAAGCTGGCCCACCCCATGAAAGAAGTATTTTAAATTCTTCAGGTTCAAAATCTTCTTTGAATGTTGCCCACCCTGAACGAAATTCTACAGATAAAGCACTATTTAAAACACTTTCTCTTAGTTGGTCTTGTGCGTCATAATCATTCATTTTTTCAAATAATTGATCTTTTTTAAAATCTTCAACCATACTTTCTATATGGCCTATTGCATTATTTAATGCGTGGTTTTCTTTTGTTGTTGTTTTCATGAGTAAATGAAAGTTTACTATTTAATAATATATCAAAACGATATAAAAAACAATTAAAAATTCCATTCATTAATCGCTGACTACTACCGACTATAAAAAAATATCATTTTTGGCCATTCATTACTGACCGACTACTACTATTAATAAATTTTTTTTTTTTTTTTTTTTTTTTTTTTTTTTTTCTTATGAAAAAATTTTTTCTCCTGAAATTTTTTTATTCTCAATTAGAAAAATTATTGAGAATAATCTCAAATAAAAAAAACTCCAGAATTTTTTTCTGGAGCTTCAATAATAACTTAAGTAAAATTTTTATCTACTTTCTGTTGTAGTATTCAGACTCATATAATGGTCTTAGACTTTCCCTCCAAAATTTATAATTATGTTTGCAATTAAAATATTTATTAAGTGCTTTAACTGCTCCTGATCTCATAAAACTAGAATCTTTCCCAGTCCTTTCCCCTACATATAACATAGAAAAAATTTTAATAAGAGAATAGACAGGTATTTCAACCTGTCCGTCTTCAGTGTTAAAAGTTTGCACAGTAGCAAATGGATTCTTAATTACATATCCTGAATTTGGATCTTCAGGATTATCAATAATTACTTCTGTTCTTTCTTTAGTCATTTTGTAAAACCTCCAATTTTTGTAAGTAAGTGTTCTGGAAATTGTCTAAGGTCTTGAATATCTCAAGACCTGTAAAACATATAGAAGCTATCAAGATTAGATAACAAGTTAATTGAATTTTGAATCTCATTTTAAATGCTTTCTCAAAATAGTTCTTATCATTTGCGATAAGTTTTCTTCACCTAATACGTTTAAGGATTCTGTAACTAACCGAGCATATAAATCTTTCGGCATAGTTACCTTAACGTGAGTTTGTTTAGTGTCTTGCATTACTTGTTTACCTCTTTGTTAATGTTTTCTACAAAGTATTTAGCTAGTTCATCTTGTTTTTCTTCAGGCATATTATCTATTTTTGAAACAACTATTTTGAATAGTTCAATTAAATAATCTGCATCATGAGAATAAGTTGCACTTAATCTCTTTATATTTTCTAAGATTTGATTTTGAATAATCTTAGAGTCAAAATGAATTTCTAATTCTTTTGAATTATTCTTAATTTCTAAATAAGAAGAATAAGAATTAAACTTAAAATTTACTTTAAGCTTTTCTGTTCTGAGAGTCTGTCTCTCTTCGACTGGAAATAAGTTAATTGAGTTAGTCACGATTTGAGAAGTGATAATTTTTGTTTTTAGTTAGTTATGTATTCTGTAAAATTTTTAACTGTTGCTATTCCAGAGACTAAAAAAGAATTGGAAGAATTGAACATATAAAAATAATTAAAAATACATAACTATATTTATTATATATCAGATTGATATAAAAGTACAGACGAGTTACCAGAAAAAAATATATTGAACCTTAAGAAACTTTTATGAACCTATTTGAACTTTTTTGAACCTCCCGAAACTTTTTTGAACTTCTTTGAACCTGCTGTAACTTATTTGATCTCTAAGGCACTTCTATGCCCTTCTATGAACTTTTTTGAACTTGGGGGGACTGTAAGAACTAAAATTTTTTTCTAGGCCATCGTGGGGAACTTAAATATATATTGGTTAATTTTTTGGTTCTACTCTTATTGAAAGTTCTGGAGCTTGAATATTAACTGTTTCTACGGATTCACCTATAACTTTGCCTAGACTATCAAGAATTTGAGCAGCAGTTTGTAATTGACCTTTTTTAACAGCTTTATTGAATAATCTTACTCTCATAGCTTGAAGTCTAGGTAATAAAGTTTCTCTATCTTTTTCCCAATCTTCATTATTCCAGACTTTTACTTTATCCCAATCTTGCCAGGCGGTAGTTTCGGATATGCCTTCTATGTTTGCGTGTTCTATTACTAATTGGCGAGTAGTTTTACCTTCAAGTTGACGAGCATAAAGTCTTTGAGATCTTTTTAGAACATCTGATACTGAGGATCTAGTTCTTTTTTTAGCTGGTTGTGCGAGAGGATTATTGAATACGTTATCAGGAAAAGCAGAAGAAGCCACGGACTTGATCTTGTTAAAGGTTGTTAATGAAATAATAACCTAAAAAAGCTGAAATAGGCTATAAAGAGGGGGTACAAGATAAAAAAACTGTTATTTTCGGTGTATGACAGCTACAAAACAGCAAGAAATAAGTTTAAGGTATGCCCAAGGGGAGGTATTTAATAGTGATAAAAGATTTCGGGTGTTGGTTGCAGGAAGAAGATTTGGAAAATCGTATCTTTCTTGTATTGAGTTGCTTAGAGGAGCTATTAATCGACCTGGTGAAGTATATTTCTATTGTGCTCCTACTTATAGGATGGCAAAGGATATTGCGTGGAAAGAATTGAAGAGGTTGACACCAAAAGTATGGATTCAAAGTAAAAATGAGACTGATTTAAGGTTGGAATTGATAAATGGATCGACTATTGAGTTAAAGGGAACAGAAAATGCGATGGCATTGAGGGGAAGAAGTTTGGCAGGAGTTGTTTTGGATGAAGCTGCATTTATGGATCGAGATGTATGGGCAGAGGTAATTAGACCTGCTTTAGCGGATAAACAGGGGTGGGCATTGTTTATTAGCACTCCTGATGGTACTGCCAGTTGGTTTTACGATATGTGGTGTTTTTGTGGTGAGCAAGAATGGGAAGATTGGAAAAGATGGAGTTTTACAACGATTGAGGGAGGTAATGTAGCAGCAGAAGAAGTTGAAGCTGCAAGGGCACAATTAGATGCGAGAACATTTAGACAGGAATTTGAGGCAAGTTTTGAAAATTTAACTGGTTTAGTTGCTGTTAGCTTTAGCGATGACAATATTGATAAAGAAGTGCAAGACCTACATATGCTTCCATTGTTGTTGGGCTTGGACTTTAACGTTGACCCTATGGCAGGAATCTGTGCTGTTAAACATAATGATTGTCTTTATGTGTTCGATGAAATTATGTTGACGGGTGGAGCTACCACTTGGGATTTTGCGGAAGAGGTTACAAGACGATATGGGGTAGATAGACGAATTATTGCTTGTCCTGACCCAACAGGTAGTGCAAGAAAAACGAGTGGGGTTGGTGTTACTGACCATACGATCTTAAGAAGGTCTGGTTTTACTGTTATGAGTCCGAAAAGTCCGTGGAAAATAAGAGATAAGATTACTGCTGTTAATACTGCTTTGTATGATGCAAATGGAGATCGAAGAACTTTTATACATCCACGTTGTAAAGAATTGATAAAATCGCTTAGAACTTTAACTTATGCACCGAATACTGGCTTGCCTAATA